ATAACTGATGACTTTATGGCCGTCTACTGTCTTGACTTGATTTGGCTCAAAAGGTTCTATCATGCCGTGTTCGATTGCCTGCCTGCGTATCCATTTATCTGATTTGATGCTCATGTTTAATCCCCCATTTTTTCGATGAAAACCTCGCAATAACCTTTTCCGTCTCGGTCAACCCATACGCCAAAGTTATTGCCTTTTTTTATTGACAATTCATATATTTGACTGTCGTCATTCCAAACACTGGCGTGGGTTAGAGCGTCAAAAAAGCATTTTTGAAAATTGTCAATATCGCGCTTGCGCCTGTCCTTTTGATGTAGCCAAACGGTCACAGCGACTGGGCTATCGCCAAAGCTTTTGATTTTAGCATTTTTGACAATAGCCAAAACTTCAAGCCGGTATTGTTGGCCGCGCTCCCCGATGTATTTAATGCCGTTCCTCCCGTTTTTGTAATAATGATTGATGCTGGGCGGATAAGGTAGCTTAATTTGAATCATACTCTCCCCTTTAAATTAGTTATAAAAACCCGTCCACCCACACAAAACTACCAATAAAAACATCGTAAAAATTACAACCAAGCAACGCATAAGAATCAAATTTTCCCGGTCAATTTTCTTCTTATTGGCAACAAAATCAATCATTAATTCTCGGTACATGGACTGCAACTCTTCTGCTTTTTTGTCCTGCAAGTTAGCTTGTTCTGATGTCATTTTTAATCCCCTTTTAAGTTAGGTGCCAATTGTTTATTTTTTCATTAACTCTTTAAAATCAAGTTCCAATGCCGCCAAATTCCAACCAAGGTGCCACGCATCATATGGAATCATTGCGTGAACAGATCCAAAACTCTCAAAAAAACGGGTTATTGAGGCGTGTTCTAAATTTTTGAATGTGAATCTGACTGGAGCTTCATTGTTTGCATCGTATCGTTCAGTCGACCTTTTTGTCGCTTCAGCAATGTCCAATGCCGCCCTTTCTGTTATTTCCCTCATTCCGTCTAGCGTTCTATTTTTAGCCAGCAACGGGTCTTTTAAGCAAAAAAATGCGGCCATAATTGTCGTTGAAACGTGTTTGAACTGGGAATTATCTCCATGAACGTCTTGGCCAAGTCTAATTTCACCCCACGCGTATTCAGTTGCTATCCAAAAAGTCAGCGCACGATCATCACCAACTTCTTTATGACCACGAATAAACGCGATTGATGGCGCGGCATAGTACTTTTTGCGCTTGCATTGTTTTCTCATTATCGTTAACCCTTAAAAATAATTAAAATCAAAAATCAAGATTAGGTAAGTCTCTAACAATTTTCATTGTTTCTAAGCTTACCGTTACAATTCTATGCAACAAAGAAAGTGGATACCTTGGATCTCCTACCGTTTCATTTGCCCAATCATTTGCATCATTAACAATACCGCTGTCTTTGTGAGTAGTCACGCTTTGACGCTCCATAACCCATTCAATAGCCGATTTTCCATTTACTACATAATCGTAAGCTTCTATAGGAATTCCTGATAATGTTATGTATTCGTTATAAATGATTGTTGTTCTATCATTTTTTATACCCAAAGATTTTTGATGATCATTTGCTTTGCCAAACTTCATTTTTTCAACACGATAAAGTTGTTTTTTATTTAAGCAACATCCAGTCATATTTTGCTTTAAATCATACTCTTTAACGTTTTCATAAGCGACATGAAGCTCCGCTAAATATCGACCAGCTAAACTAAACCTCCAAAAATCATATAAACTTTTAACCCTCGGTATGCGCGGCAATTCTTTGGTCAGATTGTCGGCAAAGCGCGTTTTGTAGTCTTCACTTTGTAATAGGCCGTAAATGTAATAAAACAAATCTTCTTTGCTTATTTCACGGTACATATTTGTATTTTCAAAAACTTTATTTTTATAAAAATCAACAAAATGGGCAAGCCCAGCATCCGTTATCCCATCTTTTTTTACTGGCTTATCAGTTCCATCTTCATCAGAAAATAAATCTTGCATTATCATTCTTTGTCCAATTCTTGGTTAATATCGTATAAAAACAAAGGGAAACATTGACTATCGCCGTTAAAATGCAAATCTGGCAAACAATTCGCCATCAAAACAGAAAAATCTCCTTTTTTGCAATTAACTGTAATGACTAAGTTTCCGTACTCACCTACTCGGTCTTCTAGTTTATTTTTCATAGCTCTAACTAAAAATCATTTTTTGAAGTTGTTTTTTTTCGGAGTTGGTTGGCGTTTTTACCGTGTATTTATTGCCATTTATTTGATAAATAAGCCCTCCTTTTTGAATTTGGACAATTGATTTATTAATAATTTCTTTGTAAAGATCCATGCTGATACCATATCTTTCCGTAATTATTTTATTGATTTCAATATCCAAAAGTTCGTTTTCGTTGTAGGAAACTTCACCTTTTTCAAGATAAATTTTCTCACTAAGTAATTCAATATCGATACCCTCGACTATTGACACTAAAGATTGAAAATCAACCAACATAAAAAACACCCCTTCAAGTTGCGGCCAACCTTTTTAGATTGGCCGTTTTTTTTGTTATAAATCAATTGTTATTTATTGCTGGGGGTTATATTTCTTTCTTTAATCATTTTTTATTCTCCATTTGTTCAATAGCCCATTTTAAATACACCTGTGCTTTTTTTAAATCTTCAAGACCGCTTTTGTGTTCATGTCGCCAAACGTATTTTAAAACGTCTTTCAAGCAAGCAATTTTAAATCCGTCACCGTGCATTGAGCTTGTCATTGCGCGAATTGCATCAATACATTCAATACCACCCTGCTTGTAATGACTAGGTGATGTCGGGGCGTTCTGTTGCTTGGCAGATAAGGCATCAACCAAATCGGCACGCTCAATCTTTTTTCTTTCAAAATCAACAAGCCCAAAAGCAAAATTTTCACATTCTTTTTCGCAAAAATCCAAGCCTCTAAAGTTTCTAAAAAGTCGGCAAGGTATGACTTCAATGCCAGATTCCATTTTCTTTCTTTTCTCATTGCTCATTATTTCAAAATCATAACCATCGTAGCCATGGGCGCAATCAAAACCAAACCACCAAAATAGCTCATTGTCGTTAGTATTCAAGAAACTATCTTTTCCTGCATAGCTTATTCCCCCATGAACCTCTATTTGAGAAACATTATCTGCGCAACAATGGTCGTAATCCTCGCCAAAAAGAATGCTGTGAATTGGTACTGCGACATACCCGCATCGATGACCTTCGTCTGGGTACGCAATAACTTTTGCAACAAGACCAGCCTCTGTGATCCATTCTCTTTCTACTTTTAAATTTGTCATTCTAATCCCCCTTTATTTTTTAGCGTTTTGAAAATGCGTGAGTTACTTTCATGTCAACCTTTAAGCCGTCCAAAATCAGGTTTTTTTCCATCAATTTGGCCATTTTCTGCAAGTTAGCATTGTCGATTTTAAGTAAAGTTTTCAACATTGGATTTGTGGCAATGTTTTTAATTATTGCCTCGATTGCCTTGTCTTCGTCGACTATTTCAGCCGACCATGTCTCGATGGTTTTCATGCCTTTTTGTGTTTGAATCAACTCGGGAACGATCGCTTCCGTTTGGGCGCAACTCAAGCTTAATTGCTGCTGTTGTTTTTGCGCTTCACGAGCTGCCATTTGTTTTTTTGCTGCCGCCTCAGCCTCGGCTTTTTTTAATTCTTCTTGCGCTTGCGCTTGCGCTTCGGCGTCGCCGGCCGCTTTTGCTTTTTCAATTTTTGCCTCGGCCTCCGCTTTTTCCTCGGACTGCTTTTTAGCAATAGCAGCCTGTTGTTCGGCATAAGCCTTATCTATTGCAGCCTGTTCCTCGGCCTGCTTTTTGGCCAATTCAGCCTCCGCCTCAGCCTTTTTTCTGGCAATTTCCGCGTTTTCTTTTTTTACCTTATTTTGCCACTCGCCGAGGCGTGATTTGGCTAAGTCTTTTATCTTGTCAGCCGTGGCAATTTCAGCCTTAAAAACGTCATCGATTGATTTCTTGTAACCCAAAATCGGGGCGGTGACGCTCTTTCTAGTGTTTTCTAAGTCATCAGAAACTGCTGTTATTTCTTTTAACAATTTCATGCAACTATCTGAATCATCTGGGTTTTGAATTGGTTGGTTATCGAGCAAAACTTCCAAATCAAATTCAAGATTTGAAATTTTGTCTGAAATTTCGCTGGGGATAACAACTCGTGGCAACTTGCTAAAATAAGCTATTGAATCCATGGCGTTTAGCGTGGGGGTTTGAGGCAAATCCGCATCAAGATTTTGGGTTGGTACAATGTCAATTGAATTGTTCATTTTAATTCCTTTTAAAGGGTGATAAAGCTTACAAATAGCGCGTTTTTAGTTGGTGAAAATCGAGTAAAGTGAAAAAGTCTTTGGTGTGGATTGGATCGTCATAAGCATGTATTTTATAACTCCCGTTTGGCTTAAGCTGCAACGCCATCGAGCTTCTCACGATCACGGGTTCTTTTTGGCCTATAAGCAACTCTTGATAGCCAGCAAGCTGTATGCCCGTGTGCTTGGCCATTGTTGCAATTGTTTTGATGTCGATTAAAACCATTTTGCCGTTCAAATAGCCCGTTCTGTCGATTGTTCCAGCATAATCAAGTCGGGGGTGAAATAACTGCCTTTCGTTATAAACGACATGAAAGTTTGTATCCACCAAAAACTGCTTGTAGGCCTGAAAATAAGGCAGTGCCATGGGGTGAATTTCTGATTCGTCACCCAAATCGCCCAAGTCGTAATGCTCACAAAGCGCATGCACATAATTGCCAAGTTCTGCCTTTTTGTGCAATACGTCGCGGTTTATATGCGCAAAGTATGGTTCAGTGACGGCTTGCATGATTTGCGTAACACTATAAACGCGCTTGCCGTCGCGAAAGTACTCATGCGTCTCTGGGTTAAATGAAGTTTCCATGATTATCTGTAAAAAATCAAAAAGGTTTTGGTTTTGTTTTGTTGGCTAAAGCGTAAACCGACCTCAATTCAGCAGTATTCAAAGAGTCAAAATCAGTGTGGCTCAAATTGTGTTCCTCGCAAATTTCGCTAAAATCGTAACCAATTTCAATTAACTTTCTTTTTAAAAAGTTTCGGGCTTTATCCAAGTCTGCTTGATTTGTTTCGACAGCTTCAATAGCAACTGTGCTTTTACTTTCTTCAATTTGTTCTGGGGAGCTTGCCTTCACTGTATTTGTGGCTGGGGTTGTGGCTGGGGTTGGCTTGTCTTTAAGAGGCAATTTAAATTCTGATGCGCTTGCGCTTGGCTGCATCGGCGTAACGTCCTTTTCATAGTCTCCTCGCTCATACTCGTCCAACTCAATGATTCCGCTAAACCCAAAGGCCAACCTTGCGGCCTGAATCAGTGTTTTGTGGCGCATCATTCGGCGCGGGAACTTCTTCCAAGGCTCGCTTGTCCCAGCACATTCTGCAAAGTATTCAACGACTTCAATCGGGAATGTTCGATCCTTTCTGTGAATGATGCACTTTACCCATGCGTCACTGTCATTTCTTGAGAAATCGCCATAAAATTCAAAGCTAAAACCATTAAATTGTGGGTGGCTGTTAATAATCTTGATCCATCCGTCCACGCCAACAATCGGTTGAATTCCTCCTCCCTTGCTTGGGAAGGCATAAATTTCCTTCGTCCAAGGGTTGAGTCCGTATTGATTGCTGACAAGCAACAATTGCATCATTTGCTCGTCTGTTACCTCTGGGGCCGCAGTGGTTACCCATTCGCCTTTTTGGTTTTTGTAAGATTTGTCAGCCACTTTAAAGCAAGTGGCTTTTAATGACGACATCATCGACGTTGCGTCGATTGTCACGCCAAGGTTTTTGCCAAGTGTTTCTGTTAGTGTGATTAATGCGTTGCTCATTTTAAAGATCCTTATGTATTCTTAGTTAATATAAAACTACCGCGCTAATGGCATCATCAAGGTCATCTTCACCAGTCCAATCTCCATTCTGCTCTATTTTTGGATATCGATAATTTTGAGAAAAACCCTCTGGGGTTTCTGCTTTGAAAACATCCTCGACTTCTGCTCCAATAAGTTCATATATCCACCCCCCACAATTATCACAACAAGCTTTAATAATAACCTCGGCGTCCCCATCCCTACAACGAAGTTGCTCGATTAAATCTTTAACTTTCATCCAAATCTCCTTAAAAGTTACGACTGCCAATCAGTCGATAAGGGCAATTATACGGTTTTTTGTGAGTTTGTCAACTTTTTTTTACGGCCAACCTATTTTTTATTAAAAAAACCATATGCGTGTGAAAAAAACTTTACGGCCAACCCGTTTTTAATGTAAAATAGACTTTCTATTAATAAAAAAGAAAGGTTTTAATAAATGAATGATTTAACGATTTCGCATGAAAAAATAAGTGAATCAATCGCCGCGCTAAGTAAAATTGTTTCAACGTTGAACGTTGTTAAAATTATGCAAGAGACTGGTTTAAGCAGGGCTGAAATTTTACATTTCACAAAAGACAACGGCGGCGGTGCTAAGGTTAAAACGGTTATTGCTCTTCAGCGTTATGTTGATGACTGGAGTAGTGAGATTTTAAAAAGATAAATTATCTATGCACTATTACCAATTCAATATCGCTGACTATAAAAAGGATACAAGCCACTTAACAACGCTTGAGCATGGCATTTATAGACAGCTTTTAGACCTTTATTATCTCGAAGAAAAACCAATACCCAAAGAAACCCAGTGGGTTATTCGTCGGTTAAGGTTGGGTTCTGATTCGGATATTTTGGCTTTAAATAATGTGTTAAATGACTTTTTCAGGCTTGAAAATGACGGCTATCATCAAGCTAGGTGCGATGAAGACATAATGAATTACCACGCGCAATCTGAAAAAAATAGGGCTAACGGCAAAAAGGGAGGGAGGCCAAAAAAAGAACAAATTACAACAGAAACAAATGGTTGTGAAAAACAGGAAAACCCAGAAAAAACCCAGTGGGTTAATTTGGCTAACCCAAACGAAACCCAAACGAAAGGCAACCAAGAACCATTAACCATAAACCATAAACCAATAACCATAAACCAAAGTTCAAAAACAAAAGAAGCGCAATCGCAAGCGTTTGACGCACCACCTATCAAAAAACGCAAAACAGTCGATTGGGATTGGACATCAAGGATTGTCGAGAGGTTTGGGGTGACAGAAGACTTGGCCAATGATTTTATCGACATTCGAAAAAGGGAAGGCTGGAAAATCAGCGACAGAATTTTTAATAATTTTTCCAATGAGGTGAAAAAGATAAATGAATCAGGCGTTTATCTTGCACAAAAAGACGCTTTTGCGTGGTGGGTCAAAAAAGAGTGGCGTGGATTTGAGGCGGACTGGTATTTGAAAAACCAAACAGGGGGAGTTAAAACAGAATACAAAAGAAAAGAAACAATCGAGGAGTGCATGGCTAGATTGTCTAAAAGTGAAAGTGCAAGGGCAGAATTGGATGTAACACCGCCAAAGAATGGCCTAGGCTTGCCAGTTTTTGATGATTTTGATAGTGATAACCCATTCACATACTATAAAAAAAATAAAGCCTAAAAACGGCGTTAAAATCGAAAATAGAGCATATCGAGTAACGGCGCGATATGGTTAACAAAATTTAGGGGGAAACAAAAATGACTAGACGTGACAAAATAAAACACCTTGTAACTGTATTATTTACCAAACATAACAAAGACTTATCGCTAGTAACAGAGCCATTGTTAGAAATTTGGGAAGCGTGCTTGCATCAAGTTGGCGACAAAGGTTTAGAACGTGCCATGCGCCACAGATTTGGCAAGTTTATGCCATCAGTTGATGAGGTTGAGATTGTTGGCTTGGATCTTGACGACTTTATACTGGCTGAGCGCATAGAAAACGCTTTCGATTTAGACGCGAAAGGCAAGCTAGAAACTTTGAATAACAAGTATTTTTACCGCGCGTTTTTGAAAAAAAAGCCTTTTCTGTCCAACGAAAAGGACAGAAAAAAACAGTGCGAAGTGTTGCGCGAAACAATCTTTAAAATGATGGATTACGGGTGTGCTGAAATACCAGCCGCATTGATTGAATCAGAATCAATTATGCCAATTTCAAAAGAAAAACAAGCTGAAAACCTTGCCAAACTTAAGCAACAATTGCCAAACTTATTCAAGACATTACATTAAAAAAAGGGGTAAAAAATGATTAATTTAAAACAAATTAAAAAACTGGCAAAAAATGGTGATGTTGAAGCCCAATATACCTTGGGTAAGATGCACTACAACGAAGAAATAGACGATGGATGTATGGCTGACGCGGAGGAATGGCTAAAAAAAGCTGCCGAACAAGGGCATATACTGGCGGCAGTAACGCTTGGAGATTGTTATGCTCACGGAGAACACGATGGCGAGCTACGTGACGAGGCTGAAAAGTGGTATAAAGTGGCTGCCGAAAAAGGACACCCCGACGCGCAATTTATGATGGGGTATATGCTGGGACCGGGAAGTATTTCTTACACTAATCCAGAACCTAGCAACCCTGCAGAATCATTGAATTGGTACCATAAATCAGCCGAACAAGATTATGCGCCTGCACAATATGCGCTATACAAAATATACAAATACGGGGAAATAGGGGTTAAGGCAAACGAGACCGAAGCCGTGCGCTGGATAAAAAAAGCGGCGGAACAAGGCCATGCCGATGCGCAATATTGGCTTGGCCATATGTATGAGAACGGCGAAGGAGTGGAACAGAGTGATGTCGAGGCTTTTCGCTGGTACACCAAAGCCGCCGAGCAAGGCATGGAGTTTGCGGAGCTTTGGTTAGAGAGTCAAAAACGGATAGCTATGTATAAAAAGAAACGTCTGGAGAGCGAGAAGTGAATAAACACTTACAACACTTTAAAAACATACTGTTATTTATTGGAGTCGTGGCTTTAATTGTCCACTCAATAATTACACACCAACACATTAAAGCTATTGAATCAAATAACAAAGTTAGCCATGAACTTGTAGAAGCAATTAAAGAGAACAACAAGAAAAAACTATGACCGCGTTTTATAATTTGCTTAGGCACCAGCAACTTTAGCAATAAAAACAAACTTTTAGGTGTTGTTGGGAGCGAAATAGGCACCATCCCAATACAAGGCGATTTGTTTCATGTTGACAAGCAGATTGAATTAACCGCTAATCAAACCGAATCAGGTAGAAGGCGTGTATTAAACTTGACTAAAAAAGACTTTTTTTAAGTAGCACGCTTGACAAACCGCAATGCACTGATTAAAATTCAAACGTCGCCATTATCTTTTACTCTCTACTTAATCAAATTTTTTGTTTATGTTGATTGTTAACCGATTTTCAGCGTGGCGACACAGATTTTGAGGCTAGCATGGGTGCGCCACGCTTTACTCGCAAGACTTAATTACTCTTGCGACAGCAATGCGGTTGTAGTTTTGGCATAATTAACCAAAGCAAACCGTAGGTTTAAGGTCGATTCCTTTTTAGCTTCACCGAGCAAAAAAATAGTTTGCAAGAAAGTAAAATTAGTGTATAATCGGTTTTGTTGGTGTGATGCCCGACAAAATAAGCCTTTTTAAACTAGTAGTCTGTTGGGTAACCATTCCCTGCATCACCAGACTACTATTTTAAGAGGGCTTTTTTCATGGCTAAAACACAAATATTCAAGGATTACAAATCTTTTTTAAAAAGGGAAGATAAGTCTATCAATGGGGTAAACAGATATTTTGCAAAAAGGTATGGTATTGACTTAGATTTGGACAACGGGAATAAAGGTTGTTGGAATTGTGTGGATTGTTGGGATTGTTGGGATTGTGTGCGTTGTGTGGATTGTGGGGGTTGTGGGGGTTTAAATGGAGAAAATCATGGCTAAAACAAAAGAGTATGTAGAAGCAGGCAGTATACACAAAGACTGCGGCGGTATTTATAGAAAAAATGGTAGTTGTAGTTGCAATATAAGCCCCCCGTGTTCCGTATGCACAAGCGTGGAGCTTATTTGCCAAAAGTGTGACTTTGTACTAGAGCAGGAAGATTATGATTATATTCCTGATCGGGATATATTAAGTACACCGCCCAGCAAGCCTGTTGTTAAAAAAAGTACAGAATGTGAAAAAGAAACAGATGACGGGACAAAATATTATGTTGAGAAATATTTTGACACTTATCCTGACGGAGTTATTAAGAAAAACTTAACCAAATCAGAAGCAAAAGCTTTCGTTTCAATGCAAGAGCGAGGCGATAGAATGGTAGGCCGTGGGTATAAGGTGGTCTATTATATTAAAAAAGAAATCAACGGTTTAACAGATTTAGAGCATCAAGAAAAAATCGCAAAAGACGGCGACGTGGTTTGTGTGGATTTAACTGGAGGTTTAAATGATTGATTTTAAAAAATACTTTAGCGGATGCAAGTTAACGAAACGCCAACGCCGACTAATTAGAAAAAGCGTTTGGAAGCTAACAGATTATTTTGAGTTTCCAGAAGAAATACCTCTGCAGATTGGGTATATTTACAACGATACTGATGGTTTTTATGGCGTAAAACCAAACAAAACTCGTGCCGAAAAATTTATAAAAATGTCTGCTGAAAAAGGTTCGCACCTTGGAATGGAGGCTTATGGTCTTTGGCTTTATGACAGAGGTTATTATAAGGCCGCGCTGAATTGGCTAGAGAAGAGCGACACTTTTAACGATTTTGATTTTTTTGAAGAGCTTAACGAGAAAATCGCTGAACAAAAAAACAAGGCTAGTTATGAACTCAAACCCCAAAAAAACATTCAATACTATTAAAAACAGAGAGGGATTGTAATGAAAGTTAAAGATTTAATATAAAAGTCTTGATGATGCTTATAAAAAACTTTTGCAATTAAATGGAGAGTGAAATGAATTTAGCAGAGCAAGTAAGGCACATGCACGATATAAGGACGCATTATAGGCTTGCGCGTATTGACTCCGACCTAGAATCGGAACTTAAATACTATGTCACGCATACGTTAAACGCCGCAGTTTACTTTTTAGACATGAATGACGATTACGAGCCAGAAACGTTTTTAGGGAAAATAGATTGGTTTGCCTGTCGAAATAAGTCACATTCTGACGCTGAAAAGGTAGCCAAGAAGCACGGATTTATAACTGAATTGGTAGGCCTTGAAGATGTTCTCGGGTTTGAGCTGGCATACCCAATAAAAGCACTTAAAATAACTTGGGATTAAAAATGGGTTAATAAATAAAAAAAAGGAATTACAATGACAACAATCGCTTTTGATGGTAGGTTTCTTGCTTCTGACAAGCAAGCAACCTCTAATTCAACAATCGTAGAAAATAATGCAAAAAAACTGTTCATGCCGTCAAAAAATGACAATTGGCGATTAAATGGCTATAAAATAGTTGCATTTGCAATTTGCGGAAACCAAGGATGTGAAACGGAAATTAAAGACGCTTTAAACATAGAAGGAAACGGTTTAACTTACAAAACAGAACTTGTTGAAATCAGTGATTTTGGGTTAATGGCAATTACTGATGATTTACGTTGCATTCATGTCAACAAAGAAAAAGATAAAAAAACAGCTATTATTTGCGAAATTGAAAATAAAAATTATGCAATGGGCTCAGGTTCAGCATTTGCGAATTCTTACTTGAAAATCAATATGTCAGCGCAAGATGCCGTTTTTTATGCTTCAAAATTGGATGTTTACTCAGGCGGTGGCGTTGACGTAATTGATCTTTTCAAACTTGAAGATGGTATATTTACGTATGAACAAGAAATTATTGACAGATAACTTATTTTAGGTTAACATGATTTCTCTTTTAAATTCCCAAATTAAAAAGTTTAGACAGCCCAGACCCTAAAAAGTTTGGGCTTTCTTTTTGTTTAATGTATACTTTAAATGTAACTTACTAATTTTTAGGTATAAAAATGCCGATTCCGTACATGGGCAGTAAAGCCAAAATCGCTGAAAATTTAATGAATGAAATAACGCTTAACAACCCACAAGCAGATACGTTTATTGACCTCTTTGGAGGCGGTGGCGCAATGAGCGAGGAAGCGTTACGCAGAATGCAATTTAAGCGCGTGATTTACAATGAATTAAATGCAGGCGTGGCCAACCTTATGCGAAAAATACAGGTAGATGGAATAACGCCAGAATTTTATGAATGGGTGAGCCGTGACGAATTTCAAGAAATTAAAAACGGCGATTGTTGGAGGGCTGGATTGATTAAAACCTGTTGGAGCTTTGGCAATAATCAGAAGTGTTATTTATATGGTAAAGATGTAGAATATTACAAAAAAGCGTACCATGATTTAGTTGTGAGTGGCCTTGATACGCGTGATTTTATGCAAAATTATGCGCAAGAGTATGTGCTGAAAAAGCATGGCATAAATGAGCCTTGCATTATAAATATGCCAACCGCAAATAATATTCAACAAAGACGCTTGCAAGTACGGGGCGATTTAAATAAGTATGAAAAATCTTGTAAACTAACTCAAATTAGGCTATTGCAACAATTGCAACACTTGAAAAACTTGGAAAGCTTGCAAAACTTGCAAAACTTGCAAAACTTGGAAAGCTTGGAACGCTTGCAAAGCTTGCAAAGCTTGCAAAGCTTAAACGTGCTTGAAACGTTCAATCAAAACGCTTTTGAGTTTGACTTAAGCATTTATTATAAGGATAAAACTGTGATTTATCTTGACCCACCTTACGCAGGCACAAAGGAATATCAAGAGAAAATGCAGGCCAACATTGACCACTTTGCAAGCTTAGGATTTACTGTTTATTTAAGTGAATACAAAAACCCTAATCCTGACTTATGGCAAGAGGTTTTTAGTACTGAAAAACGCGATACAATGTCACAAAATAAAAGCAGGGTAAAAATAGAAAGATTGTTTAAAAATGTCATACGACCTAAAGTCAATTAAAAAGCAATTTGCAGAAAAAGGCGTTTTTTACACGCCATTAGAATTGGCAAATAAGCTTAAAAATTTGGCTGGAATAAATAATATAATAAGCGTTTATGACCCAACCTGTGGCCGTGGTGGTTTGCTAAGCGTATTTAATGATTGTGTAAAAAAGTACGGCGTTGAAATTGACCAGAACGCAGTTAATGATTGTAGCTACTTAAAAAATTCAAATATTAAACATGGTGACACTTTAGAGCTTGACCATTTTGAAGGGTTAAGCTTTGATTTAGTAATAGCAAACCCGCCTTTTTCAGTAAAATATGACCCAGAAAAATTTATAAATTACACGGAATGTCCAACTGTACCCAGCAAATCAAGAGCGGATTATGCGTTTATTTTGCATTGCCTTGATAAAATATCAAGCGATGGCGTGGCCGTGGTTTTGAATGCAATGGGCGTTACTTACCGCTTAGGACGTGAGGGAGAAATTAGACAATGGCTATTACAAAACAATAAAATAGAAAAAGTTGTTTACTTTGATGGAAACACTTTCGTAGATACAAAAATACCAACCGTTGCTTTTGTTATGCGTAAGAATCGCAATTCAAATAACGTTACTTTTTTATGCGATAAAACAAATAAATCAAAAAATATTACACTTAAAGAAATACAAAGCAATGATTACAATTTGAGTAAAAATTTATACTTACCAGATGATATTATTGAAAAAGAAAAAATAGACCCATTCCAGCTTGAAATAGATATTCAAGACAAGATAATAAAAGCACTTGATGCACAAATAAAAATAACAAAAACGATTGTTGATAATTTTGGCTTAGATAAAAAACATTTGAAAGATTTTTTAAATAAAATTCAACAGGTTGTAGATAAATATAAGGAGTGAAAAATGGCGCTTACAGCAAAACAAGAAGCGTTTTGTCAAGCAATCGCCGATGGATTGAGCCAAGCCGATGCTTATAGACTGGCTTATAACGCAGCAAAAATGAAGCATGAAACAATACAAAAAAGAGCATCAGAATTAATGAAGCACGGGGAGGTTAAGGGTAGGGTTCAAGAGCTAAATAGTAAGCTTGAAAATAAGCAATTGTGGACTCGTGAGCAGTCAGTTACAACAATCATGCTCGGCCTTCAAACAGCTAAAACTAATAATAAGCCCATGGAAATTTTTAAGGGCGTTGAGTTGCTTAATAAAATGTTTGGGTATGATGCACCGACTAAACACGATGTTGATGTAAAAGCATCGATAAATTCAAGAATAATTGTTGTCGAGGCGGTAGCTCCAAAGGATTATGACAATGAAGCCACAGATACCGATTAAGCTTGCTGAATCTTTTAAAAATATGCACACAAACCAATACGACACAATAGTTTGGCATGGCGGGCGAGGTTCTGCTAAATCGCAAGCGTTGGCATTGGTCGGATTGCTAGAGTCTTACATGGACGATGGAATTATTTTATGCGCTCGAGAAATTCAAAAATCAATCAATGACTCGATCTATGCGTCCATTGTGTCCTGCATCAAATGTCACGATTTGGAAGATGAATTCCACGTGATAAATACAGAAATCATCAATAAAATTACAGGCGCAAGGTTTACGTTTTCTGGTTTAAAAACAAATATATCAAGTATAAAATCGATTAACAAGCTAAGGGTTGTTTTAGTTGATGAAGCGGAAAACGTAAGCCAAAATTCATGGGATGTAATTAGACCAACGCCTCGTTATAACAATACGAGATTGTACGTTGTATTCAACCCACGCTTTGAAACAGATCCAACGTGGAAAGAGTTTTGCAAAGAAAAAGACGATAACACTTTAATAACAGAAATAAATTGGCGAGATAATCCGTGGTTTCCAGCGTCATTAGAAAAGCAAAGGCAAAGAGCATTAAAAGGCGACCTAGACAGGTATAATTGGATTTGGGAAGGTGGTTTTTTAAGAGTATCAAACAGTTCAATTTTAGGTAAAAATCTTGATTATAGATATTTTGAAGTAGATGAAAGTTACGGCCAACCTTTAATCGGTATTGATTGGGGGTTCGCCCAATCGCGCAATGTGGTTGTTGAGTGTTATGTTAAAGGCCGTGACCTGTACGTTTACAAGTGCGGAATTGGTGCTGGTGTGTCTGTTTTAGATACCCCGTCTTGGCTTATTAGGCACGTGCCACTTGTTAAAGAAATTGTCAGTTATGCCGACTGTGCAAGACCTGAAATTATCGATCACGTTAACCGTTCGCTATTCCAACGAAACAACCCAATGATTAATCCTGTTAAAAAAGGTGCTGGTAGCGTCGAGCAGGGTGTTACTTTTCTGTTATCATTTGATAAAATAGTTATAAATACAAAAGCTTGCGAGACCAATCAAATGTATAATGATATGATTAGTGAGCTGAATGGTTACAGCTATAAAGTAATCGACAAAAACACACCGCAAGAGGTCGTTACAAATCAGATACAAAAGGGGAGCGATGACGTGGCCGATGCCATACGTTACGCGCTTGAGCCTATAATCCACAAAGCCGATACAAAGAGTTTCGCTTTCGCAACGGGATAAATAATGAATATTTTTGAAAGATTTGTAGATAAGGTTTTTGGCAGGACTGGCAATAAGCGTGGGCTACAATCCGCAGAGTTTACGTTCGAAACAGAGCCAATCAACTTTCGCGCGAAATATTCCAAGGGTATGTCAATACCAACGCAAGCGGTTAACAAAGTAGCAAGCGCGGTTAGTTCGATGCAGCCAAAAGCGGTGAACGGAGAAGGCGAAGCGATTAAGCATAAATTGCTCGATGTCTTGCTTAAAACGCCAAAAGGTTACGAGGCATTGATGTTTAAAGTGAGCGAGGATCTGCATTGGGGCGGCTATGCGCTTTTAGTGTTTGTCGGCAACTCCAACTCAGAGGCTTCAAAGGTAGATTACATCAAGCCTGAAAAGGCTACATTTTCGCTGAATGCTTATGATGAAATAGAATACATCACGATAATCAACGAAAAATATTCAGATACTTATTACGACAAAGATGGACGTTATTTGAGCAATGACGGACTTAAAGAGCTTGTTTTGATTAAAACACAGACAGAATTACCGATTTTGAAGCAGGTTGAAACAGAAATCTCAATATTAAGCGATGGCCTTAATAGAAACGGGGCATTGCTTCAAAACGCGGGTCGGCTGTCGATGGTATTCAGCTATCAAGACAATGCAAGCGCGGACGAAACAGAAGCACGAGCGGCGGCAATAAACCGCATG